GCCGAGCAAGTTTGTAGTTGCGAATAAGTTGTTATATCCTGAGGGCTGTGCTATAAAATATATCATACGTCATCAGGATAAGAATGGTAAGGAAGATTTATTGAAAGCAATACATTTTATAGAAATGATTATAGAGAGGGATTATAATGTGTAATACACCAGAGGATCTAAATCTAAACGGCATAGATACGGTCGCGATAGACATAGAAACCTACGATCCAAATCTTAAATCAAAAGGATCTGGTGCAATACGTAAAGATGGTTTTATATGTGGCATAGCAGTTGCAACAGACAACGACCTTGCATATTTTCCTCTACGTCATTCTGATACATTTATAGATTTTAAAAGAGACGAAAAGATATGGAGTGTTCTTAACGAAAAGATATTTCAAAACGAAAAGATTACAAAAGTATTTCACAACGCCATGTATGATGTGTGTTGGATCAGAGCTGTAACAGGTATGAAAATGAAAGGCAGGATTGTCGATACCATGATAGCTGCATCTGTCATTGACGAGAATAGATTTAAATACTCACTCGATGCACTATCGAAAGATTATCTTAACGAAGAGAAATATAAATACGATCTACAACAGAAAACATTAGAGTGGTCTGGTGGCACAGTCAAAGACCCGATGACTAACATGCATAAACTTCCTGCATCTATTGTAAAAGAGTATGCAAAGCAGGATGTAAACTTAACTTACAAGTTATGGAAATTATTTGATAAAAAAATTGACGAAATATTATACACTAAAGATGATGGAGAACAAAAAACTTGTAGACAAATATTTGAATTAGAAACAAAATTATTTTTATGTAGAGACCAGATAATAAAAGCGATAGAAAGTATAACAACAATACATGTTGACATCTGGGCTGCAGCATCAATCAAAAAATTATTAGATCATCTTTGTATAAAAGATTACAAGGTCACACCAAAATCTAAGATGCCACAACTACCAAAAGATTACCTACGAAAACATAATAATAAATGTCTACGTATGATTGCAAAAGCAAGAGAGTATGACAAAGCAGTCAATACTTTTATAGATGGACTATTAGATTATGTACACGAGGGTAGGATACATGCGGATATAAACCAGATTAGATCAGACACGGGAGGCACAGTCACAGGTAGATTTAGTATGTCTAATCCTAACCTGCAACAGATACCTGCGAAAGGTTATATCGGTAGCAAGATGAGAGAACTATTTATACCGGAGGAGGGTTGTAAATGGGGTAGCTTTGATTACTCACAACAAGAGCCACGTATTGTGGTGCACTATGCGATCAAATTGGGCCTACCAGGCACAGAGAGCCTTCAGGACGAATTTGATAGGGATGATGCTGATTTCCATCAGATAGTCGCTAACATGGCTAATATCTCCAGGAAACAGGCAAAAACGATTAACCTAGGTCTGTTCTATGGTATGGGTAAGATCAAGCTACAAAGAGAGTTGGGTCTGGATCAAAGACAAGCAAAAGAATTATTTAATGAATACCATGGAAGAGTCCCTTTTGTACGTCAGCTATCACAGGAACTGATAGCATTTGCAAAAGAGAATAAATTATTATTTACATTGTACGATAGATTCTGCAGATTTGATAGATGGGAAACAACTAATAAAGAATGGAATCCTGAAACTAACAGATTCAATGAGGTTCCTTTGTATACGAGAGAGCAGGCAGAAGAAGCATTCAAAGCAGAGATGCTGGACAAGTATAAGGAAAACAAGATAGATGCAAATTACATGGATTATTTTGAGAGATACTATACACCCGCATTTACATACAAGGCTTTGAATAGATTGATACAGGGATCAGCTGCAGATATGACAAAGAAGGCTATGGTTGATCTGTATGAAAAAGGTATAATACCACACATACAAATACACGATGAGCTTTGCTTTTCGATCACGGACCACGAACCAGAGCTTATCAAAAAAACAATGGAACAAACAATACCTCTTGAGGTTAAGAATAAAGTTGACTTTGAATCTGGACTAAATTGGGGTACAATAAAGTGAGGATAAATTATGGCATATCTAAATGCAAACATACCACCAGTTTATGCACAGATAAGAAGAGAGTATCTATATGATTTACAAAAACATCAAGGCGAGGTTGAAGACTGTATTATCTTTGGCATATCAGCTCTTACTGGAAGGAGTATACTTTGGCATGCTATTATGGAAAACGGTGCAATATTTTATCGCCTACCAATTAGCGCGTTTATTCAAAAGGGATTTAAGCCATCCGACGTGCCCACAAGACGACTTGATGAATTACAGCTCTGGAATTGTTTTTCTTATTATCCTGCTGTCACTTCTTGGGATATTCTAGAATCACAGGCCGGTAAGTATATCGGAAAAGATAAGAAATGGCACTCAGGAAAATAT